GTCAGTTCGTCTTACAGCAAAATCTATTCGTATGTGCAGCAGACGGCAAGCAGTATCAGACAGGAAGTCGGCAACGCAATCAGCGGTGTAAACAGTTCTATCACACAGACGGCAAATAGTATTCGTTCGGATGTAAACACAGCAAACAGCAAGATATACTCATTCGTTCTGCAAACAGAAAGCGGAATCAGACAGGATGTCGGAGACTACATCGCTGGAGTAAATGCCTCCATCACGACACAGGCGGACAGGATCAGCCTGGTGGTCGAAGGAACGGGTGCAAATGCGAAGATCAAGCCGGCGAGCATCGTCACGGCGATCAACAACGGCGCCAGCTCCGTCATCATCAGCGCAAGCCACATTAACCTGGACGGCTATGTGAAGGCGACGGACCTAACAACGGATTATTTTTCAAACAAGATATCGAACATAACAAATCTGCTTGCACAAAACGTTACTGTGAATTGGCTTGGTGTGAAATATAACGGCACAACGTATGATGCACAGTATTTTGTAAGAGCATTAAAACTTGAGCAAAGCGGAAACACTTACACGCTGTCTTATGCAAGAGTGCGGGACCCTGATTGGACGGTCGTAGGAACTTTTAGCCGGGCCACTTCATTAAGCGGTGAGTGGAGTGGCAGCAGTACCGACCGCAAGACATATATTGTATCTGCAAGTCCTCAAGGGAATACGAATTCCGTAACTGTCATCGAACAATTAAGCGGTTCTACTGCATATAGCAATTTTTCCGGAGAATTCGGGACACAGGACACATCGGGTAATTTCACAAAAAGGGGTAGTGTTTACGGGTATTTGATTCTTGGCGGTTCCGGTTCAAGTTCTTATGTGAATGTAAATACAAAGAGCGACGGAACGGGTACTAATGTTGCCAGATTAAGCGTTGGAAGCCTTTACACAAGCGGAAAGACAGCCGGTCACGATTCAGTTATCGGAGATGAAATTTCACTTGGGAGCGATCAAGCCTACAATGGCGCGCTCACGAAGAAAAGAACCGGCATTACAGGCTATATCTGGCTGAAGAAAAAGGACGGCACATGGGTCAGGCTGCGTGATTTCAGCATTGGATTGTCCTTCAATGCACTTGGTTACAAGAGCGCAGGAACAACAATTACTGCTGCAAATCATTACTATTACTGGTCAGATACGAGCTATTAAGGAGGAGAAGAAAATGGGAGAACTTGCGAACAGGATTCAGGCGGTCATCAACACGCTGGACAGCGTAACGGTCAACGGGTTTGACAACATGGACAGGATGGTCGGCTGCATGAAGGTGCTGGCTGACGTCCGGGATGCAATTAACCAGATTCCGGAGCAGAAGGAGGATGCAGATGGAAACGCTGACGCTGAATGACGGCACGGTCGTAAACGGCCACATCATCGACAACGGGGACGGAAGGACCATCTTCGTCTACCTGGACGGCATGACAGTCGTCCAGGGCGTGACGCTGTTCGCAGATCCGGCAAAGTCGAGGAAGGTCACTGCTATGAACCACGGCGCGGAGCATGTGTACGAAGGGTACACGGAGCTGTATCACGCCAGCCATGAGTACGGCAACTGCAATCTGACGATGCGGAGGGGATCTGATGCTTGACATCGTTATTCCGCGGTACAAAGAGCCGTGGGAGGTCGGAGAGAAATTATTCCAGATTATCAATCTGCAGCGCGGCATCGATTTCGATTGCATCCGGGTCATGCTGATCCATGACGGAACGGAGCCGTTTCCAGAGGAGAATTTTGCCGGTTTCCGTTACAAAGTCGAGCAGATCCAGATTCCGCACGGAGGCGTTTCCGCAGCCAGAAATGCCGGGATCGATCACGCGACAGGCGATTGGATCATGTTCTGCGATTTCGATGACACGTTTGCCGGTCTGTACTCGCTGCGGGATATCCTTACTGTTCTTCCGGCTGATGGCTATGACATGCTGTGGGGGAAGATGATTGCGGAGGATCTGATCGACGGCCATGAAATGCTGTATTTCACACCGGAGCGGCAGATATGGGTTTTTACTCATGCAAAGGTGTACAGAAGACAGTTTCTGCTGGATTCCGGCATCAGGTTTAACGAAGATCTGGTGTTCAATGAGGATTCCGAGTTTAACGCCAGAATCATTGCCAGGATTCCGCACACGCGGATCGGTGAAATTACTACACAGCATCCGCTTTATATCTGGATCAGGCGGCACAACAGCGTTACGCAAAGCGGCCGGGAAGATGAAGCTGCGTATGGGCAGTTCATGAGGAACCTGATCATTACGCAGGAAAACCTGGACCATCGCGGACAGGAATGTTACCAGGGGATGGTCACCAGAACTGTGTGGGATACATGGTTTATGGTGCAGGGGGCGCGAATCAGTAACAGGATGAAACGGAAGATCGTGGAAGCGTTTATTCCTTGGATAAAAGAAAGAATGGACGCTTTCCTCCAGGTCGAGCCGGATATCCTGAGGCAGATCCGGGAAGTGAGCAGAGACGAGCTGCTCGATCCAGGAGAAGTAGTAAGGGACGAGCCAGAGCTTGTGCTGGCGTGGGTGAACGAATTGATCAAGAGAGGTGAACAGTAATGGCAACTTCAACAACTAACCTGGGTCTCATTAAACCTGCCGGATCTGACAAAATCCGCATTGCGCAGATCAACCAGAATTCGGATACGCTGGATGCCGCCATTGGCCCGGTCGGTGCTACCAGCCTTCAGACGCAGATGAACAACGTTCAGGATGCGCTGGCGATCATTGCGAACGGCGATACGCATCCTGCAATCACGGCAGGGCAGTTCGTGTATGTGAAGAACAACACGCACAGCGTTGCGGAAGGTCTGCACGTTGCAACAGCCAATATCAGCGCGAACGGACAGATCACGACATCCAATGTTTCTGCTGATGCCAGCGGTGGGCTGAATGCATTAAATGCTAATACAGTAAAAACTACTGACCGTGTTGTAATCGACAGGAATACTTCAAGTTCGCTTGCAGATTGTGACAATGTAACAGAACTCGGTATGTATCGTATTATTTCCTCAACTGCAAATAGACCGTCAAACATAAGTTATGGTATTTTACAACACTTCATGTCAAATGACTATATTGCACAAATGGCAATTTCGACAGGTGGTATAATGGCAGTACGTGGGAAAACAGGTGGATCATGGACAGAATGGAAGACCGTGACCACAACGTAAATTAATGATTTAATGCAGTAACAAATTGGAAGGAAGTGAGTAAAATGCCAAGGCAGATTTACCGGATTAGTGCATGGGTTATTGATTCAAACGGGACATACAGTGAGATTACAGTTGATCCAGGAATCTATGACAGCAGAAGCTATGGGAATGATCCCGGAAAAGCATACTATCGTGCTGAAGGGAAAGCATCTGAAGTGTGGAGCGAAATGTGTAAAGCTGACACACGGCAAGTGCAGACAGTTTTGATAACGGATGCAAAAGGCTTTCCTCTTTATACGAAAACGCGCGGGGATTTCATCGAATCGCATCCTGTTCAGCAACCAGAGTCTGGGGGCGGTGAAGAATGATCGCATGGTGGTGGCTGATTCCTGCCGTGATTTTCGGCGCTATGTTCGGCGTATTCATGATCGCTCTGGCGAATGCAAGCTGGAAAGACGATGAGAGGTGAATCTCATGGTGTGGGTTTTGTTTGTTGTGATGATGGTTGTTGTCGGCCTGACGGGTTTCCTGGTCGGCTTCTCTCTTGGACAGGAGCGTGGTATTTATGAACAGCGCAAGTGAAGTCAATAAACTGGTCGCCGGATGGATGGGCCAGGGCCTGAAAAAAGACGAAGTGATCATCAAGTGTGCGGAAGCTGAACTTGGCTGGCCGTATGTCTGGGGCGCCACGGGCCAGAAATGCACACCGGCGCAGCGGAGAACATACGCAGCCCGGAAATCCTGTCCTGCGGAGGAAGCTGAGGTCACGCTGAAGAAATGCCAGGTCTGCAACGGAAGCAAATCCTCCTGCGATGGATGCCCTTATTATCCTGACGGCAACTGCGCCCTGATCGATGATTGCCAGGGGTTTGTCAAACAGACGTCCAGCCGTGTAGGTATTCACTACAAAGGCGGCGGAGCCACCAGCATGTGGAATGATGACAGCAACTGGTCGGAAAAAGGCGAGATCAAGGATATGCCGGAGAAGCTCTGCTGCATTTTCTGGCGTAACGGGAAAAAGATGAGCCATGTCGGGTATTACATCGGCGGCGGGATGATGATTCATTGCTCCGGCACGGTTAAGAAGGAAAAACTGAGCAAAAAGGCCACGCATTATGCGGTCCCGCGCGGACTTTATGAAGGAGATCAACCGATGAAACCAACCCTGCGCAAAGGGAGCAGCGGGGAATACGTTACGCTGCTCCAGACGAAACTGATCCAGCTTGGCTATGACCTTTCTCCTTACGGAGCAGACGGGAAATTCGGCAATACCACGCTGAAAGCCGTGAAGCAGTTCCAGAAGGACCGCGGACTTGAGGCGGACGGAGTGGTCGGAACGCGGACCTGGGAAGCCATGGAGTCCGGAGAGGTTACGCTTTACACAGTGACGATCCAGCATGTCAGCCAGACGGTCGCCGAGGAGATTCTGAAAACGTACGGCGGAACGATGGTCAAAGAGTAAAAATTGTCATTTTATTCCTTTTCACGGCTTGCTTTTTGCGAGAAAATATGCTTGTAGAGGGCCTGCCGCTCCAGGACCTCATCATGAACATGAGGTGATGATATGGATACCGGAGTTGTTATCAGCATCGCTGCGGTGCTGATCTCGCTGATCGGCCTGATCCTGAACAGCAGGAAGGACACGCGGAGTGATGCCGCGGCCAGTGCGATCATACAGACGAAGCTGGACAGCGTGATCACCGGGGTGGATGACATCCGCGTTGAGATGCGGGCCATGCGGGAGACCATCAGCGATCACGGGGAACGGCTGGCGAAACTGGAGGCCAGGGCGGCCTCAAACACACACAGATTGGATACTATCGAAGGCAAGAAGTGAAAGGAGTGCTGATCATGAAGTATGACTGGAAAAAGTGGGCTGTGGCTGCGCTGATCCGTGCGATCCGCACATTTGCGGAGTCTGCCCTGGCGTACATCGGCACGGGGGCGATCGTCCTGGGGGATGTGAACTGGCTGGCGGCGCTGTCTGCCGGCGCCCTGGGCTTCATTATGGCATGGCTGCTGGCACTGGCCGGGCTGCCGGAGGTAAAACCTCCCGAACCGGGAGAGTAATATGGAGGGCAACACAATGAACGAGCAGGAATCCGCAATGATCCCCTATTTCGCCCACGAGGGCGAGATGAACCGGGCCGAGAGGGCGAACAAACGGCTATGGATCATCATCATCATCCTGATCGTGGCTCTGGTGGGCACAAACGCAGGGTGGCTGATCTATGAGAATTCGTTTGAAACCTATTATGTAGAGCAAGATGTAAGAACTGACAGCGGAAATTCTGTTGTCAGCGGAACAGGAGATGCGATTTATGGCAACACATATCCATCAGATCGTGAAGATCCGAGTCAAAAAGACGAGCGCCAGTAACCCGACAAAGGAATGCCCTACATGCAAAGGAACCGGAAGGGTAAAACGGTGATCCCGGAGGTCAGCCGGAGCGACATCGAGCAGCTGATGCACGAATGGATGATCGGCCCGAACGCAGAGCGTGACAGAGCGATCCTCTCCCGGCGCCTGTTTGACGGAATCACCTATGAACGGCTTGCGGAAGAATTCGATCTGTCTGTCCGGCACACGAAAAAGATCGTCTATGACGCGGAAAACAAGCTTTTCAGGCACATCCCCAAAGGATAACGGGATGTGCTTTTTGTTTGCATGAAAAATCATTTTCCATGTTTACAATACAATTCAATTGTTGTACAATATCGGCAGAAGGAGAGGAGGGGATGCCAATGGATCTGGAAAACATGATACCGATTGCTGAATACGCAAGACGGATCGGCAAGGCCACGATCACGGTGGCGGACAAGTGCCGGAGGGGGAATCTGCCTGGCTCGGTGAAGATCGGCCGGGACTGGTTTGTGCCGAAAGACGCTGAGTATCCGGATTTCCGGGTGAAAAGCGGGAAATATATGGGGGCAAGGAAGAAATGACAAAAGAACGAATGATTGAGCTGCTGAAGATTGAACACGAGTGTATGAGACGTGGCGCACACAACGAATGCGACCGGGACTGCGCAAAGTGCGAGTTGGTGCAGGATGATCGCGAACTGGATGAAATGTATACTGGTGTTGTTGCCCTGCTGAAAGAGCAGGAAGCGAAAACAGGGAAATGGATTCCTGTCACAAACGGGCGAGGCGGACTGGAATGTAGTATTTGCCATGATTATGCTCCAAGTTATCAAAACGGTACAGAGTATTTAAGCAAGTATTGCCCAAACTGCGGTGCGAAGATGGAAGGTCGGTGAATTAAATGATTCAGATAGATATGCCGATACCGGAAAAATGTGGCTTGTGCCCGTGTTTTCATTATGAAAATCCGATTTATTGTCAGGCTGTAAAAGCTGACAAAAATAAAAAGATTGTCAGTCCTTACGGGTCGCCAAGGCCGAAATGGTGTCCGCTGAAAGATCAGGAGGCGGTTGAGAAGAATAAAGAATGTCACGAAGATAAAAGTGCAGTCGAATGCTTGAATGCGATACAAACAATAAATAAATACATAGATGATGAAGAAGATGAATGTGGTTGTACATATTGGAAAGACAAAAAAGGTTATGCATTTCAAGCTGATACTGGCTATTTTTTTGAAGGATTAAACAATTTTGAAGCATATCTCAAAAAACGGCTTGGTCAGGCGGTGAAGTGAATAATAACAGCAGGACAGTTGGCATTAAGGAGATAGAGAATTAAGGTACCACGACCGCTTCGGCGGTCTTTTTTTATGCACTTTTTTAGCACGCAACTCGCACGGAACTCGCACGCTCTGATCATCGTGCAAACAGCCTGGAAGCGCGAGAATACAGGCAAAGGAGGCGATCCTGTGAACAAGCTGGTTGCACGGCTGATCGATTGCGGAATGACCAGGGATGTGGCCTTGTGCATGGCCCGGCAGTACAGAGGCCGTTTGCATGAATTCGAGTTGTACGTGGAAAGCGTGGAGGAGTCGAGCCGTGAGCAGATGGAGGAGCTATAACCCGAATCCTGCCGGAAGGGCGGTCGGTGACTGTTCTGTCCGCGCGGTTGCCGCTGCGCTGGGAATCAGCTGGGAGGATGCATACTCACGGATCGCAAAAGCCGGGTATCAGATGGCAGACATGCCGAGCAGCAATACCGTCTGGGGAGCGGTCCTGCGGCAGAACGGATTCTATCGGCACAATCTGCCCAACAACTGCCCCAACTGTTACACCCTGGAGGAGTTTGCGGAGGATCATCCGCACGGGATCTACGTTGTGGGCACCGGGAACCATGTGGCCACGATCCGGGACGGATGGATCATGGACGCATGGGACTCATCTGCTGAAATAGCGACATTTTACTGGCGAAAGGAGCGATAAGCAATGATCAATCAATTCGGACAGTTTATTCCTGACTACCCTGGACAACAATACTACCAGGACCCCGTTTATATGCGCTACATGGCGCAGCAGCACCAGCCGCAGGTGCAGCAACAGGTGCAGCAACAGCAACAGCAGAACAGCCGCATGGTGGAGGTTGTTCCGGCGGCCAGCGAAAAGGCTGCGGAGGAATTCCCGGTGGCCGCCGGTGCCACGCAGATGATCATCGGGAGCGATGATTCGTTCGTTGCGGTGAAATCCGTCAGCGTGACCGGCCAGGTAACCTTCGACATCTACGACAAACGGCCTCCGGCGCCGCCCGTGCAGCCGCTGAACCCGGCTGACTATGTGCGGAAGGACGAAGTGGCCGCGCTGATCGCAGAGGCGCTGAAAACGTCCAAAACGGGCCGGAAAACGGCACCTGCTGAAAAGGAGGATGAATGATGGGTCTGTTCGACAGATTGAGCGGGAACGGGGGCTCTGCACAGGGGCACCAGGTCACTCCGCAGGAGATGCGGACGGAGATGGGCAGGATTCAGCAGAATCCGGCGTCCTACCTGAAGCAACGTGGGTTCAGCATTCCAGCCGGGATGAGTGATCCCAAGCAGATCACACAGCATCTCCTGCAAACAGGCCAGGTCGGGAATCCCCGGCTCCAGATGGTTATGAGGATGCTTGGGCGGTAAGTCGCAAGTTAGTTCCAAGTTGGTTCCAAGTTGGTTCCAAGTTGGTTCCAAGTTTACTTGACTCTCAAGCCTGGAAAGCGGCTTTCAACGGTTGCAAACGTTGAAAATAAACGATTTCCTTACTTGCTGGCAACTTTCACATGATCCCTTTCGGTGAGTGCGCATAGCCGATTTCGGATAAATAAATCGAAAGGAATCAAAAGAATATGGCACTTACAGATGAAAACGGCACCGGCATGGTGATGCCTGTGCAGCCGATGTACGGCAACGGTTACGGTAACGGCGGAAGCGGATTCTTCGGCGGAGACTGGGCCTGGATCATCCTCCTGCTGCTGATCGGCGGCAATGGCTGGGGATTCGGCGGGTTCGGCGGCGGCATGATGCCCTGGATGATGGGCGGCGCCATGAACGGCTTCGGCCTGGATTACCTGTATCCATGGCTCAACAACTCCCAGCACATCTCTGATGGATTCCGGGATCAGAACCTGCAGACTTCCATTTCCGGCCTGCAGAACAGCGTGACCGCCGGCTTCGGCGATGTCCAGCTTGGCATTGCTGGAATCAACCAGAATCTGTGCCAGACTGGCAACGCTATCACAGGCGCGGTTCGGGATGGATTCTATGGCGCTGAGATCGCTGCCAACGGCCGGCAGATGGCGAACATGCAGCAGCTGTTCGGCATCCAGAGCAAACAGCAGGAGTGCTGCTGCGAGAACCGCGCTGCGATCGCGGATACCAAGTACACCATCGCGACCGAAGCGTGCGCAACCCGTCAGGCAAATGCGGACAACACGCAGAAAATCCTGGACAAGCTTTGTGCCCTGGAGCTGGATGGCGTCAAGAACCAGCTGGCGCAGGCGCAGCGTGAAAATGTCGCCCTGCAGAACCAGATCAATATGGGCGCGTTCCGCGAGTCCCAGACCGCGCAGAATGCGTTCATCCAGAAGGGCCTGACCGACGAGGTGGATGCCTTGTACAATCGGCTTTCCAATTGCCCCGTGCCCAGCACACCGGTTTTTGGACGGACTCCGATTTTCACCTGCCCCGGACAGACCATGGGAACCGGATGCGGTTGCGGCTGCGGAACTGGCGCGTTTTAACGGAGGTGTGAACCATGGCTGAGTATTTGGCAAATGGGATTCAGCAGATTGCGCTGAACAATCCTGCGATCTTCACGGCCTCCATCCCCTGCCGTAACGGCTATGTCTACCACGAGGATGAGACGGGGATCTTTACTCTCTGTGGGAAAACCAACAACTGCTTTGCCAGGTACCAGGTAACCTTCAATGGGAACATCGCCCTGCCGGAAGGCGGCACGGCTGGCCCCATTGCGGTGGCCCTGGCGGTGAACGGTGAGCCCAGGCTGACAAGCCGGGCCATCGTCACCCCGGCGGCGGTTGAAGAGTTTTTCAACGTCACATCCACGGCGATCATCACGGTGCCGAAAGGATGCTGCTATTCGCTGTCTCTGCGGGCTGTTCCCGCGTCCAGCGATCCTGCGGAGACCCCGGCCCCTGTGATCGAGCTGCAGAACGCAAACCTGGTGATCAACCGGGTAGCCTGACGGGAAGGAGGAAAGATCATGGATTACCTGAAAGACTATGAGGATGGTTGCGAGGTTCTCCACGAGAAATACCGCGATTCCATCCGGAAGATCAAGAACAACGGCATGAGCGCCAGCGACCTGGATCAGCTGGAAAAACTGACTCACTCCATGGCCTCCATCAAGAAGATGATGAAGATGGATGAAGGTGACGGAGAGTACAGCGGCCGGTATCCCTACTGGATGGGCGGCACCTATGCCGACGGAAACAACATGGGCGGAATGTCCAACGGTGGAAGCTATGCCCGTGGGCGCAGGAATGCGCGCCGGGACAGCATGGGCCGGTATTCCGGCGAGCGCGGATACTCCCGCACAGATTTCGCGGACGAGCTGCGCGAGCTGATGGAACAGGCCCCCGATGACAGGACGCGTCAGAAGATCCAGCGCATGGCCGAAGAGATCGAAAACGCGTGAGGGGGTGAGTGCCCTTGATCACCGAGCAGGATCTGCAGGAGGCGATTGCCGAATGCCAGGGGCAGAGGAACCCTAACGCAAACACAGCCATCAAGCTGGCCGCTTTCTACACGATACGCCGGGAGCTGTTCGGGGAAGAAAAGGACGCCGGGCCGCTCCCTGGCTACTCCTACGCAGCTCCGCAAACCGCGTCGGAACCCATGATACAGAATGACAGCGACAGCGAGTTTGCCCGGCTGATCGATGGGAGACCGCAGAAAGAGGTTTGGCCCCTGATGGACGAAATGATGGACACGATCCATGCAATCCATCCTCGCCTGTACAGGGCGGTGATGGATCGGCTCCGGTGAAAACCGGGGCCTTTTTTCGTGCAAAAATTCAAAAAACTCGATTTTCCTGTTGACAATACAATTCGTAAGTTGTATTATAGTATCGAGCCGGGGAACCGGCCACGGGGAAGTCAGGGACGGGTTCACGCCCAATAGCGTCCGAGTGATCCAATGGATACGGTAGGATGGCAGGAGGGAAAACCAAGCAGGTCACGACTTCAAAGCGAACCGGGAAATCCCGGATAAGCGACTTGGATAACATCACCGAGAAGCTTCCCCCACTTAAAGAAAACGGATGGCAAACACTTATGACGATGAAGGAGAAAAAAGCCTGGCTGGCGAGCGCGACGAACGAGGAGCTGCTGAAGCAGCTGGTAACCCTGGAACTTGAGGAAGCGAGAGAATGCAGCTACGGCGAGCGGCAGAAGGACATCGACCTGACGAAGGAAGAGATCCTGAAGCGGATGACCGGGAACAACTGAGAAGCTTCCCACACATTAAAAGCGGAGGGAAAACACGATGAACCATATGGAACTTCAGTATTTCAAGACCGACAAAAACGGAACCAAGTATTTTTACGACTGGAAATGCCCGCGTTGCTGCGGATACGGGATGCTGGACAAATGGATCAACACCGGGAAAACCTGCTACGCCTGCGGCGGTTCCGGAGTGCGGACGAAGGCGAAGATCGTCAAGGAGTACACGCCTGAATACTGGGCGAAGCTCGATGCAAAGCAGAAGGCCAGGAACGCGAAGCGGGCAGAGGAGGCCGCGAAATACGCGGAGGAGCACGCGGACGAGATCGCGGAAGCGCACCGCAAGGCAATGGAGTTCCGGTATTCGGAGTACGGATGCGGAAAAGACGGGGTCGGGTACGTCCTGAAGGGCAATACCTACCCGGTAAAGGATGAGATCAAGAAAAATGGCGGCAGATGGATTTATGGCTGCTGGATCTGCCCGGTCGAGATCAATGGCAAAGGGATCATATCCAAGCGGATCGAAATCGCCGGACACATGGGAAGCATGGGGTGGAAGGATGACGGCTTCGACATTTACGATGAGATTACAGGCTGACTTCGGCAGACGGGCGGCCCACGATGGCCGCTCGCAGCCGGTGCCAGACCGGAGAAAGTGAGGGCAAACACTATGACCATGAAGGAGAAGCTGAAGATCCATGATGAGATCGAGCGCGAGAACGCGCGGAAGCTGAAGGAATGGAAGGAGAAGGAGGGCAAAGCGGCATGATTGAGTATTCCGTGATTCTGAAACGGTACAAAGGTTCGGCAAGGCCGGATGTATGCATTTTCAGAGATGAGAACCGGGATGTCGCTCTGCGAGAGATGCATAAGTACTGCAAGCAGCATGGGTTTTCGATTGACGATCAGGACGGACGCTTCACGATTGCCAATATCATGCTTGTGGAGAAAGAGCCGATTATTGGAGCACCTGTCATCAGCGAAACCCCGTATTGTGACTTGTTCGATGATTGACCGACACGCCGACCGGGGGCGGCTAATCCCCCGGAGAAAGGGAGTAATATGACAGAAAAAGAATTTTCTTGGTGTTCAACTTGCAAAAAATTCCTTCCCGTATGCGAATTTAGAAAAAATTCTTTACGCAAGAGCGGACTGGGATCAAGTTGTAAATCATGTGAACGGATGCGAGAGAATTCTTTAAACGGTAGATATAGATCGTACAAACGAAACGCAAAACAGAGAAATATTGAATTTAATATTTCAAAAGAAGATTTTGCAAAGTTAGTATCTGATAAATGCAGATATTGTGGTGAGTATGGGAATCCTTATAACGGAGTTGACCGTGTTGACAATGCCAAAGGGTATACAGCATCAAATTGCGTTCCGTGTTGCGAATGGTGTAATAAAATAAAAATGACGCACACAATCGAGGAAATGGTGGATCATATCAAAAAAATGTATAAATGTATTGCAGGGTAATATCCCCGGCGTTTGGAGGTTTGGATGTGGTATGTATACGTCAGGTATTTGAAGTCTGGCCGGGAAGATTGCGTTAACCGCACTTTTGACACTGCAGAAGCGGCGGTCAAGCATATCGCAATGTGCTACGCTATAGACAAAGAACTTGGCCAGCTTGGCGAAAACTATTATTTCATGAAAAAGCATTGAGGAGGATGGACAGGAATGACAAAGGAGCAGGTAATCAAGGGCGCTATCATTCTGATCGAGAAGATCGCAAAGGATAAAGGCCTAACCGTTGTGAACAATGGCACCGGGCACGCTTTTGATCATACGTTATGGAAAGAAATAATGAAAGATGACAGCGGCATTCCGAACGTGGGAGCGAAAGGCGAAGGATACTACATCGAGTTGAGGTCCTTCTGGGGTTCTCCTGAGGTCGATGTTCGCAGAATCGGAAAATTCGGAGAGGAGCTGCTGATCTTCAATTATTCCGACAGTGAGAAGATGGAAGGCGACACAGAATACAAGCACACAGGGCGCTTCCAGGTCCAGCAGGTCCGGGTCGAAGCCAAATGGGACTACAAAGCATGTATCAATGAAGTGTACGACATGATCGATCTCCTAGAGGCGTTTGCACGGAAGGAGGAATAACGCAGATGACAAATATCGCAACGATCCCGGAGCAGCGCAAAGCTGCTTCCGGGTTTTACCCTACTCCGGCCAGCATGGCATCCAAAATGCTGGAGGGTATCAAATGGGATTACGTCAGCACGATCCTTGAGCCAAGCGCAGGCAAGGGAAACCTCGCTGAGGCCATCAATGAAAAGTGGAGGATCTATCGTTGCTCCAGCAGGTATTACGCGGAGGAGCAGCGGGCCGACATTGACTGCATTGAGGTTGATCCGAACCTCCGATCCATCCTGAAGGATAAAAAATACCGTGTTGTGCATGACGACTTTTTGACCTACCAGACGATGAAGCGGTACAGCCTGATCGTCATGAATCCTCCCTTCGAGGACGCGGCGCGGCACATCCTGAAGGCCATTTCCCTGCTGGATGCGAACGGGACGTTGGTGGCCCTGTGCAATGCGGAAACCATCCGCAACCATTCGGCATATAACGAGCGGTATCAGCTGTTCCGATTCCTGACGGA